CGAGGACTTCATCCGGCTTTTCTGCGTCGAGATTCGCGAGGAATGGGAACTTGTCGGTGTGCATGTGCAACCCTTAGTCGTATAGGCGCATAGTGTCACTCATGCGCTTTCGTTAGGCTACCCCTATCGGTAGGTCGGCGTCAAATAAGGAAATTTCCTACTCTACTCGTAGGTCTACCGCCTCGCCTGTTTCGACCTCGTTTTTCGTCCAATAAACCAGCACACAACGGCATCGTGCGCCACATTGCGTATCGCCACCGGGGAATGTCACAAGCTCGCCCAAAGGACGAATCGGTTTGTCGGCTTCGACAACGCAGTCCGAACAGGTACGGTCATCCAAGTTAGCGAGCCATTGAACGTACCAGTCGGCGCTAACGAGGTCACCCGACTCGTTGACCGCGCTGCTGTTCGCTGCGATCACGCGAGAAGCGGTTTCGTTTGCGAGCATGACCAGCTTTCCGCTGTAATTGTTGATGCGGAACCGATTGGCGACGAGCGGTGCGATAGCGAGTGCGACGGCTGCGGTGGCCGCGTCTTCGGTGTCGTATTCGGCGATAGCGTTGTCGTTCGTGCGCGTCAGTTGCGTGAGGTTTTCAAGGATGGTCGATTCAACATCCATCATCAGTCCACCTGGACTACGCAGCCAACCCATCGCTTCTTGGTGGTAGAGTTCAGCCGCGACCTTGGCCTCGTCGTTTGTAATGCCGCCAGTGAACGCGACACCCGCCTCCTCGCCCATCTGCGCGGCCTGCTGGTAGTAGGACTGCGTGATGAGCGACCACTTATCTTCCAGTTTCGCTAGTTCAGAAGCGATGCGCTCCTGTGCCGCGATGGTCGATGCGCTATCCATCCCGCCGCGCTTCCAGAAAGCCAGAAGGATAGCCGCGATAGCCGCCGTGGTGTCCTGCCACTCGCCGTCTACATCGGCCTGGTATTCCTCAACCAGCGACCCGAGTTCTTCAAGGTCAATGGTGCGATAGTCCGCAAACCGACCGTCAGAAGCCCAATCCGAAGGAATAGCGCGCTCGATTTTACGCTTCATCAGCCGTTGTTTTTCTTCGCGAATCACGGACTTCATCTGCGATTCACCAATCTCACCGACCGTGAACCACTTGATGAGCGCCACGACACCGGGCAGTCGATGGTCGCCGTAGTGACGCGCAGACCATGCCTCGCGCAGACGAACGGCCTGCTCCTCAGTGTCAGTTTCCACTGAACCGCCACGACTGACCACCGGCTTCAACCGACGATACTGCGTGTTACCGAGAATATTTCCGCCACGCTTCCAGATTTCCGGCCAGTTCACGCGGAGGTCTTCGGCAAACTCCGGGTCGAACACGCGATACTCGCTATTGCGGAGCGAAACCTTAAGGTCGTCGCCCCGCTTGGGAAAATTTGTGGGGTCAGTATCCCCCACGGCTCGCGTACCCGGTTCTGGGTAAAGGCTCTGCGGCGTAATCGGTTCCGGTGGAGCACTGCCGTCGCCACCTCCCGGCGAAAGCGGACCCGTCAGACCCACAATGTCGGTCAGCAGCAGCACACCTTGGCCGGTCGTCAGCGTTACAACGTCACCACCGAGCACCGGGCTTTCGCCCATACGACGACGCGCTTCGTTACGAGTCAGGATGCCACGGTCTACCAGCGCGCCAATCGCCTGCGAACGGTCCTGTTCTTCGGATGGCGTCAGCTTCGCTTCACGGTCAAACCGGAACCGAACCATTCGTGCCAGAAGCGGGTCGCCAGCAAGCAGCGGCAAGATACGCGCATTGACCTTATTCTCGATGTGCTCGAGCATCGGGCCGATAAGGTGCGAGGCTGATACGTCCAACTGGACCTGCCCAACCGCCTTCGGCACGTTCTCGGTAGCGCCCATTTCAACAGGAAGAACGCCGAACACGCGCCAAATCGTGCGTCGAATCTCTTTGACGACGTTCACGAAGTCTACGTCTTTCTGGCTGCGTCGGAACTCTACCCACTTGGCACCACTGGCCTGCGGGTCAGCGGAGGTCATCACGCGAACCTTATGGTCCTTTCCGCGCATGTTCTGGAGGTCAGCCTTAGCCGCTTCCGCTGCCTTACCCGCGATACCCGCCAAGAATACGATACCCGGCGGCAGTTCGTCGCTATCGAACGCGAGCATCGCGTGCTCAGACGAGTTCAGAATCGTGATGACCTCGTTGACGATAGCCTCGATCAAAGGCACTGCTTCCGGCGTCGTCGTATTCGGCGTCAGCGGGAAGAACGAGATTTGACGAGGTTCAAAGAACACAGCGGATGGACTGTCGTATTCGACCGTCAGACCAAACCCCGTGTCGATGAACTGGTCTTGGACGTACCGAACCAGCTTTCCGTGCGGCGTTAGGATTTTGTGGACGTTGGCACCACGCAGCGCGGTCAACTCTTTCAGCTGCGTGCCTGGGCGCATCTCGCCATCGACCACTACCGTGTCGAAAACGTGCTCAATTACGCCAACGTCATACACCAACTGGTCGAGTGCGACCTTATGGATGATTTCCTGCCACGTTTCGCCATCTTCGTTGGGAACGAGCAGAAACTTCGTGTAGTCCTTAGCAAGTTGCTGCGCTGCCGGGTCATGCTCGTAGCCGTCAGCAGGTTCTACGATCCAATCCCAAGTCGAAACACGACGAGCAACACCATCAACTGCAGCGCGAACGTCGGCGGTGCGCTGATAGACTTGCCATAATTGTTCAGAGGTCAGTAGGCGTTGGCTGCGCTGCGAATACGCAAGCGCCGAAGACGAGCCGCCAAACAGGTTCGCGACAACCTGCTTTCCATAGCGTGCGCGGTCCTCGCCACCCGGAGCGCGTGCCGTAATCCAGCCGCCGACTCTCGGCTCCTCTTTGCGAATCGTCACGGCAGGGGTGACGCTACCAATCACGCGCATATTGCCTCCACGGCAATACTAGCGGTTAATCGGTGAAGTATCCACCCTCCGCATGTGAGTTCGCCTGTTCGTCCAACTCCGTCGCGCACTTGCGACATAGCAGCACGACGCGAGGACGAGTCCAAGAGCCACGGTCTGAGGCCAAAGCAAACGAAATCGCGGCAGGGTACACCTCGCTTAGTTTCGCAGGAAGTTCAGCACCACAATGGCCGCATCCTTCATCGACCAATTCGCTCACGGATTTCACGACGACTCCTCTTTACCGGGTCCACACGCTCGCCCGTATACAACCATCCCGACACGTTCGCCCGGTGCTCAATCTCCATTGAGATCAAAAGCGAACCGAGAGTCGCCATATCACGAACGGCGTCAAAGCTACCTTTCCCTTTTCCGTGCTTCTCTTGAAAACGGTCGATGATCGCACGCAAAAGCATACGTTGTTGGTCGCCAGCCAGCGCACGCGAGCGCAGCAACGCGCCTCGATATGACCCGTCATCAATCGGTTCACGGTTTTCCAACGCAGTCGAAACGAACTCAGCCATGTACTGCATCAGCCGTGCGGCCTTGTCGCGGACAGCGGCCTTCGTCCACTGCTGGTTCACCTGCGGCGTAAACGCTTCCCAATGTGGCGCGAGAATGGCGCGAAACATGATGCGCTGGTCGTGGTCGCACAGCGCAAGAATCGCGTCTTTGGCCTCATGGAAAGGAATCGCGTTGTCGGCCATAAGCCCTCCGCACGACACTATCCACGGTCAGACCGAAACGTAACTGCCACCGATGTTGCAAAGGTCATACGCGAGGCGCGCATAGGTGTCGCTGAGTCGATAGTGGTCAGCAGCGTTGCCTTCAACCCAAGTGATACGTCCCTTATCCTCGTCCATAACGCGGACAGGAGCGCGCATCTGCTCAGACCAGCCAAGCACCGACCAGGCATCTTCGGGAAACGTACGCCGTCCGGTGCGAATGTCTTGGTAGGCAACGTCCATAAGCTGCGTGCGGTCTACGTTCGCCGTCTGCGATGCGTAGTCTAACTTCATGCCGTACTTGGTCTGCCCGGCCTTCGGCGTAGCGGTAAACCGACATAACCAAACCGAGCACTCGCCGCTCTCCAAGAACTCGTCGCGTAGTTCCTGTGCTTTATGGATTTCCGGCATGGAGTCGATGACGCAGACCGTCACATGATACCGGCGCAGAATGTCGGCGACCTCCTCAAAGGTCCGACAGGTGCAAATCAGCCGCGCCTCGCGATACGGTTCCCCATCCTCGGTCGTCTTCGGCACAATGTCTACGGTCACATGCAGCACCGAGCCAACGTCCACACCCGCGACCACTGTATACTTCTTATACTGCTCGCCACCCGCATAATCGAGCGGGTCAGCCGTACAACATACTTCCAAGTCGCCAGCGGACAGCTTCGCGCCTTCAAACTCGTAAGGCACGCCAAGAACCGAGCAATGGAACGTGCCGAGCGCATCAGGATTCCCCTGCACCGCCAGCCATTCACGATACAGACCGACCAGCGGTTCGTACAGAACATCCATACGCGAACAGGTGTATCCACGGGTCGTCTTGAACTGCGGACGCTCTGCGACCCACATCGACCCATCGGCTACGCGATCCCAAGCATGTCGGCACTTCAAGCAGACAGGCCGAATATCGTTCTGGCGCGTGACCTTCTCGGTGCCGTTTTTGTGGAACTTCCACCGATGCTGGTCCCTTGGAATCCACGAACCGTCGTCAGCACGTTGAACCACGTTGAGGAACCAGTCGAGCGGTTGCCGATAGCCACAGCGCGTACATTGATGGAACCAATGCCGACCGTCGCTCTCGTCGTACAGACGGCTGATTCCCACGCGAGGCAGCGTCGGGTTTCCGACCCGGAGCATCTGCGCGTAAGGACTCGCACGCAAACGGTCACGGGCCTTCGCGAGATTGCCAGGGTCGCACTCGTCGTACTCGTCAATGATGAGCAAGTCCGCAGAGAATTCCACGAAGTCCGACTCGGTGTTCGACCCAAGAAACAGAATCGACCCACCGCCGCCGAACTTTTTGAGGCTCAGGTTGTCGGTATTCCGGCGCTGTGGTGACGCGGAGTTCTGGTTGAACTGCTTCGCCGACACCGATGCACGCTCACGATAGGCCGGGACCGACGCAATCAGCGGGTTGATACGCTGCTGGACGAAGCGGCCCCGTGTGTTGTACGTCGGAAGCACATACGCGACGATGCGGTTCGCCCATCCTGCGCGTTGCAGCGCGAACTGGATGCCCCACTCGGAAAAGCCGGTCTGAACGCACTTGCGAATGACCCAGTTTTCCATCTTGGTGGCATCAGTGTAAAGCTCGACCAAGTACGGCATATCCTTGAACGAAATCGGGTCGCCACGCAGGTTGCGGTGGTGGACCATGCCGATTTCCAGAACAGGATTTCCCTTGATGAGCGCCCCGAGCAGTCCGCGATACTGCTCAATCATAGGAGGCCCAGAAAACGCTCAGGGTGAGGGTCTACCCCGACGAAGTGCCACACCTCGAAAACGTGACCGTGCGTATCTTTCCAAGTTTCAATGCGGACACCCGCTCGCGTCATCATCGCGGTCTGCGTCGGCGAGGATTCCGCCAACTCGAGCAGACGGCGCAACACCTTCGCCGGGAAGTACACGCGGCGGTCGCCATCCTGGTCTGGACCAGCTACCGTGCGGCTGCTCAGTAGGATATTCCCGCCCTGTGGCGTAATAGGACGCGGATTCACGACGACTTGATAGTTTCCAATTTCGGGCATCTCGTACCTCTGCCCGTTTCTTAATCACGCTTCGCCCTCGCGTGCAACCATACCCACGCAAAGCCTTTATGCGCCTCGACCTTTGACACCGGCTCGTCTTCCAGACGCAACCTGTAAGCCATACTTACAAGTTGTCGGTCACACCATCGCGCTGCGTCCTGCAAGTCGTCGCAATTACGCCCAAGATTTCCAGTCGAACCATATACAGTGCAGTTCACCGTAGACCGACCGGCCTGCGGTGGACGGATGCGCGCTACCGGAACATGGTTCGCCGACTCACGCAGCCAGCACTTCTCGTCAGGGCACCATTTCCACGGCTTCACGGTTCGCCTCCGTGTTTTTGTTGCCCTTTATCACGATGAAGTCGAGGTAAAGTGGTTCATCCTTGGCACGCTCTGCGTACTCAGTACGCTCGACTTGCTGCATCGGAAGCCCTTTCGCTTGCAGTATTGAAAGCGCCCTGTTCGCCTGAGTTTCCGACAAATTTGTACGGATATAGACAACTACGCTTGGATTTGCGCCCAAGAAACCGCCGATAGACTCACGCGGAGTCTCGTAAGCCTGCACGGGCGGCGCAACGACAACAGCATCGGCGATAGGCTCAGCAACCGGAACCTCGACCACCTGGCTGATGACAGACGGTTCCTCGATAACCACCTCGACCGGCTCGACTTCAACCGGCTTGCAGCCGTACTCCACGGCAAGACTAACCCGTGCTGTCGGCGACCCGATGGTATTCACCAGACCAGCCGATACAGTCGGCCTTGCACGCCAGCAGCGTCTATCCACACGGGCAGATACACCCGCCTCGACCCAGCGGTGACCCTTCAAGTTCTGCTCGTACCGCGCCTCGACACCGATAGGCCCGATAAACGCACCGACCGCGCCATAGGCCGACGATTGCCACCAGTCAGTCGGGAACTCGCGGTACACACTACCGGCGGTAGCCCGTAGCGCGTCACCACCCACCGACACCGATACGTCGTAGGACCAATGCGGCGCACCAACAAGGTCGTCAAACGACCGGAAAGGGGCCGTTACGACCGCCTGTGCAAGCACCCTATCCGTCGCATAGGCGACTCCAAGACGCGGACTAGCGACCCCAATAGGCCCATTCCACGACGCCGCTGCGGTTACGTCGGCGCGTACCGCGAGCGCCCCAGACTTCCATGCTGCGCCAAGGTCCAGATACGACAGGTCCGACACCACGACACTGCTATTGAGCAGCACCGGGTTTAGCATCGAACCAGCGTTCGCACGATACGACCACTCAGAGGTCGGAACGGACGACTGATACGCCCATTTCGACCCCAACTGCGGCGGCACACTCAACAGGTCAACAACGGGCCACGGCATCAGCGCCTCCGTGGCATAACTAGGCACGCCATAGCGAGAACGGAAATAATTGCCCCATAAGGTTCAAGCGGAACGCTCGTATCGCAAGAGCAACCTCCGCTCCAAACCAGCTTTTCGTCGGTATCGCACGGGCGTTCTTCGACAGGAGGCGCATCCGTTTCCGGCTTGTCGCTGTCGGCAACCGGCGCATCCGTTTCTGGCGCGTCTGTCTCTGGTACGTCCGTATCGCTATCGACCAGCGACTCATCGGTATCGGCCACCACGGCTGTATCGCCAACGCCTGTATCGACCGGAGTTTCGTCGCACAAAATCACGCACTCAGCGTCGGCGTCGTCACCGTCGAAGCTGTTCGCGACGTAACCAGACGGCTGCTGACACCCTTGAACGGCAATGACGCCACCGAAGCCATCGCCGTCCTCGTCGGCAAACCACTCAGGCGCATCCACAGCTTCTTCGTCTGTCTCGCCGTCGCAGTCGTCGTCCTTCTCGTTGCACAACTCGACCGCGCCTGGATGAATCGACGCTTCGCTGTCGTCGCACTCTCGACACGCAGGCCAGCGGTCGCCGTCGAGGTCTGCGTAGCCCACTGAACCATCACAGTTCGCATCAACGAGGCTATCGCACTCCTCGTCAGCGCCCGGATACACAATCCGATTCCAGTCGTCGCAATCGTCACCTAGAACCACATGCTGTTCCGGCGCAAAACACGCGACGACAGACAGCGCCTCGTTCCCGTGCCCATCCTCGTCGGCGTCGAGGTACCACGGGTGCTCTGCACCAACAGCGTTGTCGCCGTCGTCACAGTCGCCTTCGGCCTCAGAAATACCATCGAGGTCGTCATCGTAGCTCGGAAGGTGATTGTCTACCAACCCGTCGCAGTCGTTGTCGGCAGCATCGACCACTTCAATACCACCTTGAAAGCGAATGGCGCTCAGGTCGTCACAGTCGCCTTCTTCGACCGTCTGCCCGTCGTTATCGGCGTCCGAGTCACACGCATCGCCGAGTCCGTCTGCGTCCGTATCGTGCTGGTCGTCGGCGATAGCAGGGCATAGGTCTACGTCACCACAAACGCCGTCGCTATCCGCGTCGTTGTCGGCATCGAGCGGACACCCATCTACGGCATCCGGTACGCCGTCGAGGTCACTATCCGGGTCTACCGGCGCTTCCGCACAGGTCGTCGCCGCCGCAACCGCGCTATCATCCAGCGCATAAACAACACGGAAAGAGTCGGTATCGCCAGGCAGCAAATCACCAACATGCACAGACAGCGAAATAGCCTGGTCGGCGTTGGAAGTTGCTCCGACTGCGGAATTGAACCCTGCACCGGACCAGATGTTTGACCCATCGGTGTTGAAGAATCCGCCATGCGTCACCCGTGCGCGGCTGTCCGATGCAAGCAGGTATAAATCCGCGCCGTCACCGCCCGTAGCGCGTACCTGAGCCAGCGACGAGGCTTCATTCGGCTGCGCGATGATGGTGTTCGTCGTCGCGTAGCTTCCCGTGGTCATCACGCTGTTGTCGGGGTCCACGTTGCGGAACCAGTAAATATCAAAAACCGGCGCAGCGCCTTTGTTTTCGATGGTTACGGTCTGGACGATGTAAACCTCGTCGTTGACGATGCCGTACTGCACGGTCACATCGAGGCCAGCGTAAGCCCCATGCCACTCGACGGCACCGCCCAGATTTCCGCACAGGTCGATTTCGCACGCGGGTTCACCAATCGCACCCGGTACGCCAGCCGCGCCATTGTTGAAGTTGGTCACGCTAACGCCACCAACCTCCATGCCCCAGCCCTCCAGCGGAGAACCCGGAGAGAAGAAGTCACCGTAGAACGAGGCCCAATCGTTGCGTTGTGGATTCGCCACGAACCCAAACTGCCCCGAGTTGCTACGGTAGTGCCAGCCAGAGGGATAGGCCGGCTCGCCAAAAGCACCTTCCGGCCCAATCCCCATCTCGACGTAGCTATTGCGGATAAACGCTCGTTCACCCGCACCATTCGCTTCACAAAATCCAGTGGCACCTGCGAGTGAGGCCCACAATAAACCAGAGAGAATCATCGTGGGCCTCCTGCCTTACTTGATGGGAGTGTAGGCTTTTCCGTCGAAGTCCAACACTTGCATGTTGTTGGCTTTACGGAACGGTTCGCCCAGCGAGAGGTGAATCCACTTGCTGTTACCCGGATGCTCGTTGATCAACTGACCCCACTTGAGTCCGCTGTCGTGACGAATCCAGTTCACGATGGTCATCAGCGCGATTTTGTCGTCCAATGGAACGAAATCACAGGCTTGACCGACCATATGCTGCGATGTCTTGCTTCCACCCGCCCCGGCGTTGACGCTCGGCCCCCTGAAGCAGCTATTAATCCGCAAAGGACCAAACTTCATACGAACCGGCTCCATAAGCGTCTGACAAAGCGCGGTAATCGCGTCCTTGTACTGCTCGGCTTCCAGACGGTTCTTTTCTTGAAGCGCAGACTGACCTGTACGGGTCATCTCCGCCCAGGTGAAGTGCGGAGAAACCTTAAAATCTAGTGGCGTAGCCATTTTTACCTCAGAATGGAATCAGTGGTTTTTCAGTTTTTTGTCTACTTTTACTTTCCACTTTTCCCATTCTTCGGGGTCAAAGTCCGAAGACGCTAACGCCATTGTGCGCTTCTCCGCTTTCGCGGCCTTCTCGGCTACCTCGGCCAAGTGCGCTTGCAGTGCCTTGAGTTCTGCCTCCATTTTGAGGTTCGCAGCCTGGCACGGAGGCGGCTGAGCGCCGTTCATCCCCTGCGCGTTGGCCTGCATCTCAAGCTCTTTCATCTTCTGTTCGTGCTTTTGCTCGGACAGCTTATTCCAGTGCTTCCAACCCGCAGAACCACCGAGAACCGCGATACCAGCCAAAGCCAGCATGACCATCGGGTTGTCGCCAGCGAGTCCCTGCAACTGCGATAGGTCCGCTACTTGCGGCCCAGCGTCGGCACCGACCTGTTCGTGCAGGACCGGCTGCGGAGCAGGCTCGGGCGCTTGCGGAGGCATCACGGGTTCTTCATGGTGCTCGGCAACGGGTTCATGCGGCGCTTCGTGCGGCTGTTCGACCGCATCGTGTTCTGGTGTAGGCATAGCTTCCTCATCTTTCAACGGATTTATGAGTCGAAATCTGGAGCCTGCTTCTACAACGCAGCCCTCGGTATACGGCACATCGCGAAAGTCTGTATCTTCCAAAGAAGCTACGTCGTCGGAATCGAGTTCGCAGCGTTTGGACACGCAACCCCCATTGGTGCATGTCCTATGCGTACCACGATGCCGACCGCCGCTATGTCAGAAACAGCGTCACCGTCGTTCCGGCTAAGGCCATCGCAATACCTGCGGAGACAGCGATGCCGACGCGCTCTTTACGGCTTTTCGCGCCGATAAACATCACTGATGTAACCGCCTGCCCTAGCGGGACCAGAAGCCCCAACACCAAGACGAGTTCAACCTGTCGATGTGCGACCGCGTACCCAAATCGGCATCCAAGCACGTTAGATAGGTACGCGGCAACAAAGCATATAACGAAGCGTCCATAAGTCATGCGGCGAGGTAACGCGCTTTGATTCGGGAGCGTGTCGTAACCGTGCCAGTTTATGCCCTCGTCTTAGCAGCATGGTCAAGACGCGCTTCGGCGATGGCGAAGTATTCAGCCTCACGCTCGATACCGATGAACCGGAAACCTTCGCGGAGTGCTGCAACGCCGGTTGTCCCAGAACCCATGAACGGGTCGAGGACGACGCCACCCGGAGGCGTGACGAGGCGGCAGAGGTAGGACATCAGCGCCACGCTTTTCAGCGTTGGATGGGAGTTGCGCTCGGCTAGACCTTCCTTGCGTTCTCTCGTTGAAGTCTTTGGAAGGTAGATAAACGGCGCATCGTTTGGGTCGAAGCGCATGAAAAATCGTGAGGCACCATCGACTTTCCCGTGAAAAGCGACCGCGCCCATATTCTCGCCCTTGGCCTTGCCATAGACGCCGTGCTTTCCAAGTTTGCCAAGCGTCGGACCCGATGCAGGAGCACAGCCACCCGAAGGTCCACTCTGAGCGTCAAGTGCGCGAATCGGGCAACCCGGAACGCAGGCCCACAAGTCGGTGTCTTCGTCGGAGTCGATGTGAACGCAGGAGGGGGAGTGTGAGAGCATCAGATTCGCGGGCCAGCGACCTAGTGCTTCGCCTGCGCGTTGCACGTTATATTCGGGAGGACGAGCAGGAGTGACCCATCCTGTGCTTCCTATGGACTCGCGAGGTGCTGCGGATTTTCGCCGATCTACCGAAGGCGAGGGCCCCCCACCGACTCGACACCCATCAATGTTCAGCGCGCCCGTTCCGTGTTTGAGCACGTTCGCGGCGATGGTGCCTTCGACAGGCTTTCGACAGAGCCACCAAATTTCGACGGCAGGTTTGAGGTTTGTGCCCCAACCCTCCCACGTTTTCGCGCCGTCAGTGGCGGGAGCCGTTATTGCGTTGAACATCGCGGTAGGTACATCGGCCCCTGCGTGATGCTTCCCACCTCGGAAGTCTTGTTTTGGCGTGGCATAGCGTCCACCTTTTTCACCAACAACCTCACGTTCGGCTCCTGCGGCCTTGTCGATAGCCTTGGATATATCTAGACTTTTCGGGAATCCGGTGCCGAACGTGTGAAGCACGGCGTCGCGTACCTCGAAACCGGCTTCTTCGAGCGCCCATGCCGTCCAGTGCGAGGTACGAGGCAGCGACCAGATCACCGCATGGCCGCCCGGTTTGAGGACGCGAAAGCACTCGGTCATCACCTCGGTCATCCAGCGAACCCACTCGGTTCTACCGCCCTTATCGCTATCCCAATTTTGACCCATAAAAAAATTCCCGATGGGGGATCGGACACAACCGCATCCACACTCGCATCCGGCAAGGTCTTCAATACATCGAGACAGTCTCCATTATGCAGTGTGTACGGCAACGTCGCGACCTTTACAGACGCAAAAAGCGGCATATCTTCCATACTTTACCTCTACCTAGTGACTATACGGATAACGTATCTAGTGACTATACGGGCGATAGTCACCAGTACCTAGTGACCAAACGCAGCGATGGTATGCTCAAACGGATTGCCTTCAATCTCGCTCACCGCTTTCAGCATCGCCGTCGCGAGTTCGCAGACCTCGACCTGAGCATCCGGCTTCATCCGAAGCGAAAGAAAGTGATGAAACGAGCGCCAGTTGAACATTACGTCCATCGTGACCTGTGACGCATATGGCAGATAGAACCTAGCGGATTCCTTCGCACGCTTACGAGGCACGCCAGCCGCGACGAGGCGTTCCAGGCATTTGTGATACCGCTCAAAGGATTCCGACAAGTGCTCCGCGAGCAGTTCGCGTTCGTCGCCGCTCCAATCCAGCGGGACGTAGCCTTTATCCTCGCGCAACTCTTTGTATCGCGCACTCTCGCCGTTGATCGAAACGCCAATGCGGTGCTTCAAAAGGTGAATGTGCGTAGCCGTGTCGACCGTCACTAGGAAGTGCAGGCTCGACTTCTCAAATGGCGTGTGGTGCCCTGCGTCGGCTAGCATTTTCAACAGGGCCGGGATGCGCTGGCGTTTATCGTCCGTCAGTTCGCGTGATGTGCTCGTCCACGCCGACAGCGCGTGAACCTCGTCGGACCCATAATGCCCCACCAACTCACACTGATTCATAGGATTCCCTTCTTCTGCATCCAGCGGACTTCTTCGCTCAAAACGACAATGACGCCTTGTACGTTAGCCGCGCCGAGCGACCGGGTGAACGCAACGCGCTCCACAGGCGTCTTCGGCGCGGCCTTGACTGACTCAGTACGAGGCATCGGTGGGTTGATAACATCGAGCATGTGGCCCCTACGCGGCGCTGCGTTCATCCTTGCGGTGTGCGCCTGCTTCGATCATATCCGCGAGTTTGTGCGCGTGTGCGCCACGGACGGTAGTATTTGGTCCAGATGCTCGCAGGAACGCCACGATAGCAGCGCGTTCCTCTGCATCACCGCTAGGCTTTACTGAGTTTACCTTGTTGCGAAGCAGAATGTCGTGCGAGAG